GTGTGACGTTGCCGCGTTGCCGCTCGCTCACGAACGCCTTATAGACGTTCACCGCCGCACCCATGCGCTGCAGTAAGCCAAGCGGCTGATCCAATAACCCGCCCGGCTCCGGCAATGCGTTCCATCTCTCACACTGTAGCCCCAGCTCTAACTCGGCTGGCATACCGCCGACACCCTCTGCAGCATCGGCGGCAGCCAGCACTATGCTTCCGGGACTTTGGATTGCTCCAACAGGTGCAGGGCCAACTCCTCAGCCAGCCACCGCGCCTGCGCTGGTGTGTAGTCCAGCGGGTCGACCTTCTTCTTGCCCGCGAACCACTTACCCTTGACGGCAGCCTCCAGAATCGAATGCCACTGCGCCGGGCCTGTGGCCCCATTCGCTGCTTGTAACGCTTCCCAATACGGAACAGCTTGGCGTTGCGTCAGTTCTACAATTTCGACGTCAACGCCAAGCTCGTCATTCGTAAAGGTCGGCATACTACTGAGTTCCGATTGTCAGCGCGCCCGATCCCTGGAGAGCAATCGAGACGGTTACGAGATCCGCGTAAGGGGCCCCGAAGTCTATGGATGATACTATGCAGTTTCCCGACCATTTGACATTGCCTGAGCCGGTGCCCTCTGGGCGTATGTCTGCAGTTCCAGTCGAACCTGGCAGTATCTCCGCGTCGAAAAGCTCTGTCGTATTATCCCCGAGCATTTCAATCGTGGCGCTCCAATCTTTGGTAGTGGTGCTATACGTCTTTTCCGTCGCTGCGGCAGTCGTGTTCTCTACGGTGTCCATTGTTGAATTGACTGTAGCACTCCTCACGTGAGTCATGGTGTCCCCAAACAGTTGCACTACTAATTCCTTGCCTGTGTAAACGGCCATCTGTTACTCTCCTGTTGTCTCGTCTGATTTTGGTGCGGGCTTGGTGTACGCCCGCTTCTTCCGCACTGTGCCCTTCGCCAGCATCTGCTCCAGCGCCTCATCGTCAACATCGTCCGGCACCGGTTGCCCCGCTGGTACTACGCTCCCGTCATCTCGTATCAGGTTGCGCATCATTATGTAGTCGCTCATATATGTTCTCCGTTAGGCCAATTCTCTGACCATTACTTCTGTAATCACCGCGTACCAGACCTCGCCGCTTCCGGGTGGAAACTCTGTCACCGTTCTGGTGGCTGTGGCGCTGGTGATGTCGCTGTTCGTGTATATGCCGCGATTGCTCACCAGTGTCCCCAGGATGGCGTCGCTGTACCGCTGTTGATCTGGCAGCTCATCCGATAGTCTGGACAAGCCCACATTCTCGATCAGCGCCAGCTCCGTAACCGTGTGGGTGTAGTTCACATTCGTATCTACCGCATCGAACACCATGCTGTCAGTGTTGCCGCCCTCAGTGGTTACACCAGTGAGCCGGATGGGAACATCTGCCGACGGAACCGAAGTAGGAATCTGGTTTATGTCCTTCGCTGTCGGCGTGACGGTTGCCCCGGCCTCATTCGTGTAGCTCACGGAGAGGTTGGTTATGGCGTCGGTGATAGCGCGCAGATTACTGGCCACTTAGAAACTCCTCAGTACATACGGCGACAGCATCCGCTCCACATCTCGCGGCAGCGATGAGGGCAGGATTGTCACGCCCTCCACGATCAGCGGCCTGTCTGCGTCCGCGTTCGTATCTCGCTGTCTATAAAGAAAGGCGCTCAACCTCTTGGCGGCCTGCACTACGTCGTTCGGTGCGCTGGTCGAATAGCCCCACGACCCGGTCACGCTTATGGCGTTCACATGGTCGCCGTTCGACTTGCCTTGCCAGTAACTGCTAGAGCTGGGCAACATCTGCAGACCATACGCAGGGAACCGATTCAGCGGAACCATTACGTAGTCTGTGTCAGCCACCAGCGCCGTACCGTCGCCATTGCTAACAGCGGACGGCTCACCGGCCAACTCGAAGCCACTGGAAAAGTACAGGGTCGCACCTTCCACATCGCCCTCGGCGTCGAACTTCTTCGTGCTGCTACTCGCGTCGAAGGTTCGGTGGGTGAACTCTGCCACGATGCTTTCGGCGCTGGCGATCAAGTCGTCAAGCAGGTCATCGTCGTCGGTTGACGCGATGCCCAGGTACGTCTTTACGTCAGCTCTCGTTACTAGCGCCACCGGATACCGCCTTCGCTTTTTTCTTTGAGTCCGCCGCCTGCGCCTGCCCGGCCCGGATCACCTCTTTGGCGAACTCGTCGCTGACCTCCTGAACAGCGCCCTTCTGCATGGAAACCAGCTTGCCATTTCTGCCTGCATCGTGGCCGCCGAACGTTGTCAGCGCTTTTATTGTTTTCATATTACCTCCGTTAGTGGGTGGGGCTTTTACACCCCACCCACATGCCATCTAATTCGCCTAAAAACAGCCCTCTACGCGTTTTTCAGGGCGATTAGATACTATCAAGCGTTCTGTGCGTATTGAAATGCCTCAGCCTGCAAGACGTCTCCGCCAAAACGTATATTGACGAAGAAGCCTACTTGTCCATTACCCTGATAGAGATAAGGGTTCCGAGAGATTACGATCTCGTTCCGCTCGACAATGCCATAGTAGTTCCAGTTGCCGATAACTATCACGCTGCGCCCGCTAGCCATCGCGAGGATCTGGCTGCTCGTGTACATTGGTGCGCCGTAAAGCGATTGGCCAGCTCCACGCGTTCCCTCACCCATTGGGGTCGGCATAAACATAAAGTTATCACCAGTCAAACCACGGATCACCGCTAGGGTGGACTGGTTCGTTGCCCAGGCAACTGCATCGCCTTCGTTAGCATAAGCCCCTCCGAGCAGGAAAAACAACTCTGGGATTTCCGAGGCGGCGATGGTCGTAGCGCTGTCCAGCGTGAGTGCAGCTGTTCCGCCAACAAGCACACCTTTAGGCTGCGATGAACCCGTTCCCTTAAGGAAGTACTCATTTTCAACGTCCGCAGCTGAGCGCGCCCACATATCACCGAGGAACCCTTCGAGGTTAGTCTTCTCATCAGCGAGTAGTTCGTCAGAAACCTTGGTGAGGTTCGTGAACTTGTACACCTGAATGGCGTTGCTGGTGAAGGTCGGCTCATCCTGATTAGCTGCACCTTCCTCGGCCGTGAGTGCGAAGCCGCCCGTTGCGTTCTCGGATGGTATCTGCACGCTGTCCACGGTGGTCTGCACTACCATTGCTCCAGCTGCGCGGGCTACACTGAGGTCATCGCGCTTGGCTATGATTGTCTCGTGCAATCCCTGAGGGACAAGTACGCCGCCCTCGGTGGCCGTTCCTTCTTGAAGCGCAGCTTTAAGGTTGCTCTTGGTGTAGTAGTTACTGGAACCTGTCTTCACCCAGTGCATGAACGCGTCGCCGCCGTCATGATCTCCGCCCATCTTGGTTTCCTTCTTGGTGGCGGGTGCTTCGGTGAGAATGCCGCCGCGCTCTGCGGCTTCGGCTTCCCACGCATTCTTGACAGCATCCTGCGCCGCCAGGTTCATCTCGGCCTTCAGCGCGTCCATGTCAACGGTTGGCGCTTCCGGCTGTGCTTCTGCGGCCACCTCTTCGGTGACCTTGTTTTCGTCGCTCATTGTCTTGTCTCCTGTATTAGATTTTGTAACCGCATCGGCTTCTGCATCTGCATCCGCTCTGGCTGCGCTCTCTGGCTGTTCGCCCTTTAGCGTCGCGCCCTCTGTCGGTGCGTCTGCGTCTGCCTCCGCAGGAATTACCACTCCCAAGCCCTTCAGATACTCCACGCCCAGCGTGCGGGGCTCTGCGGGTGTGGGTGTTAGCGACAGCTCATATATCGGCCACCGCTTGATATTTCCTTTCAGGCGCTCGACCAGGTGCGCCACCGATCCGGTGCTATAGCCGAGTTTGCCGTTCTTCACCAGCTCAAGCACCTGCTCGGCGTAGTCCTTCGCGCGGCTGATTTGCGCCTCCATCCATAGCCCGGCTTCCTGTTGGCTTATCTTGGTCACGCGCCCCAGCACGCTCTTGATTTCCTGCGCGTGGTCGAATAAAACCACCGGCTCCGGCACCGTGTCCAGCATGTAGTCGGTGTCCACCGCGAAGGTATCGCCCTCCAAGTCTCGGCCCCCGTACACGACCCCATAACCAGCGATGGTGAAGTGATCGTCCGTTATGGCCTTGACTTGCACCGCGTGCTTCGGCCCCTGTTCTGTGTCTGTCGCTGCATACTCTCCTTCGGCCTCATCGCTGCCGGTGTGCTCTTGCCAGGCCGCATGGGATTCACATGGCATGTAGACTGTCTCGCCGCCCTCGGTCAGCGTGTGATAACCAGCGCACCCGATAACCTCCGCACGCGCCACAGCTTCCTCTTCGGTGCTGTACTTATCCACGCCTACGCGCGCCTTCTGCTCGTCCTCTGTGGCCTCGTTGAGTGCCGCCAGGTACGCTCCGGCCTGGTCCGGCTCCGCGTAGCATTTCAGCAGCTCGTCCGGCTCTAGCTTCCAAACGCAGTACTGATCGTCATCGTCCTGGCGTATTTCGTATGGCATTATGTTTTCCTCATCTCGCGTTCGATTGATTGCATGATATGCCGTTCAATAAGGGAGCGCTCCGCTTGTAAAATTTGGGCTTCTGTTTTCCAGCCCGTCTTGCGATGATAGCTGGTCTGGTGTGGCCCCTGTACAAAACTGGCGTAGCTAACGTTCGTTCCAACTACCTGCCGCAGTCCACGCCGCTCGGCTTTCTGCGTCCAGCTGTGGGTTATGTCTTGGCTCCCCGGCGAAATGCGGCGGCGGTACGGAACCTGAATCTGTCCGCTGCGTAGCTTGGCGAAGAACCCGCGCCGTTGCTTGTTCGTCTTGAATGGCTGTGGCCGGTGCGCGCTTGACGCTGGCGGCTTGGTGTTTTTAAGCTCCCCTTGCACATGCAATGCGGCAGCCTTTAATCCCACGCGCGCACCTTTTTCTACGGCAGCCAATTTCCGCTTCAGTCTCTCTGCACCCTCTAGCCGGAGGCTTGTCATTCTGTCTCCATAGGTGGCAGCTTGTATGCGGTGTCACATCTGCACCGAATATGCGCGGGCGGCCCGTCTATCCTCGTCCAGCCATCACCCAGCACTTTCCCGTCACGCGGATAACAGATAGGGCAGACGCGCTCATCACGCTGTGTTACCCAGCTCTCGATCATCGTGACGCCCTCGGCTGCTAACTCGTCGGCCACAATTCTCCCGCCCTCCACCGCAGCGGCGGTCACTTCTGTCACCGCCACCATCTCGCTGTGCATCGGGCCAAACCGCTGTTGTAGTCGGCGGCGCAGGTCGCCCACCGATAATCCCTGCTCGTAAAAGTCCGCCACCATATCGCGGGCGGCTTGGCTGGTGTTGCCATACATCTCGCGCACCACACGGCTGTTATGCGTGCTCGCCCAGCTTGCAGCGCGCTGGTTCACCATGTCCCAGTTTACGCCGATAGGGATACTGTTTACCACGTTCTCGGCGGCCAGCAGCGACGTATTAATAGTGGCGGGTGTAAGCACTCCCAGCATTTCCTTTCCCATTGTTTCCCATAACTCCAGCGTAATGTCATCCAGTTTCGGCGGGTCGCCCAATATCTTGAGCAGCTGGCGGGCCTGCCTGCCTTCCAGCGAGCTGATGGTTTTCGCCAGCTCGCGCTCCAGCTGCGCCCGCTTGCGGTCTGATAACATCAGGGCCAGCCATGCCACGCCCACGCGCCACCGAAGATATCGCGCACCTCGTCCGCGTTCTCCGCGCCCTGCAACGCCCCTTCAATCGCGCCGGCAACCGCGCCGCGAATGTGCTGCACCTGAAATGGGCGGCTCTTGCCGTTCTTGCTCAGGTTGCGCAGCGCGTACCGCTGCCACGTCGCCAGCTCGCTCTCCACCAGTGCATCTTCTGGTTCCTCTTCCACCACCTGCTCGGCCTCTGGCTCTGGCCTGTTCTCGATGGGGTCATATCCCAGCATCAGCATCGCATCATCCAGCGGCACGCCCGCCTGCACCAGTTGGAGCAGCGATGCGGCGCGGATGGTTTCGTCTTCCTGGAATACGTCAAGCTGTTCTGGTGCGAACTGGAGCGTATAGTCTGTTCCAGCCAAGAGCTGTATATTGATGGCGTTCTCGTACATCGGCAGACGCGGGCGTATTGTCATGTGCCAGAACGATTGCATGTCCGTCTGGCTCGTGGCGTAATTGGCGGCGTCCGATTCTAAAACGGATCTCGGAACCCCAAGCGCCGCACCGATGTCCAAGGCGACATGGGCGGCCAGCTCTTTCATGCCCATACTCTTTAGCTCTGGTGTGAGTGTGGTGACCTTCAGATCACCGCGCATCAGGAGGGCGCGCCAGGCATTGCTCACGCCCGACATTCTGCGCCGGAAGAAGTTCTGCGCCCGCTCCATTTCCACTTGGCCAGGATTCGAAGTTGTAGTAATGAGAGTAGCGGGTTGGGCGCCATTAGCGAAGAACTGGCTCGCGAACTCGTCCATATTGAAACGCAGCTTGGAAGCCTGCAGAGCCACCTGCGCCGGAGCAAGCCCCGCGCCTGTATCAGCGGTCATCGATGGTTCGCGGAGTGCCATAACTATGTCAGGCCCCCACGGGCCATACGTCTGACTGCCCACCCGCTGGGTGAAGTGATCCTCGCCGCGCTTGTGCGACCATTTCACTGTCGTCGGGTTCAGCACCTGCACCCCAGTCATCACGCGCCCCACGTACTGCTTCAGGCCATAGGCCGCGCCGGTCAATAACAACCCCAACTCCAGCGCGTAAATGATGGTCTGCAAGTCTGGCTCTAGCGGCCACTCGACTTCCTGCTCGCCCTTGAATACCACGAACGGAACGCTGCTCAAACTGCTGGCCCGCAGGCTCACCGCCCGGTACAGCAACGGCACAGTGGCCCACGCGCTCACGGGGTCGTTGGCGCTGCCTGCGGCCGTCTCGTTGAAGTCCTCGGCCCATCCCGGAATGCCGACGATCGCCTTGAGTGCCCCTTCTTCCAATATTGTTTTAGTGCGTAGTCCCGCCATTAGTCGTTCCTCACACCTGCATCAGAACCAGCGGCCCGGCATCCTCACGCGCACTCCAGGCCAACGCCAGCGCCATCACTGTGTCGTCATGCATGCCCTCCGGCGCACTGTACCGCATCGCGCCGCTCGTTAGTCTCTTGCTCTCATACGCCTGCAGCTCGCCGATCAGCGTGGGGTCGCGTGGGATGTGGATGTCGCCGCGCTCGAACCCCAGCGCCAGCCCGTCAATGATCTGCCCCTTGCTCTGGTTGGTGGTATTGAATGGCGTAACCGGCAGTCCGGCATTCTGCAACGCCTCGACAATGGGGCCACCCATAGCGTTAGTTTCAGCAATGATCTCCGCGCCCGGATAGCGCCCCCAGAGCGCGTGCAGGCGGCTCACCTGCGTCTGGTAATCTGTCTTCACCATGCGGTCTAACTCCACCACGCATCCGCTGTTGATCTCCACCACGCAGAATACGGTCGCATCGGAAACCCTTCCCCAGTCACAGCCGACAACATACTGACCGCTATCCGGCACGCTGTCGCCGTTCACCGCATCTAGAACACGCCGGAACACTCCGCCGCCATCCTCCAAGAACTGCGCCCCGTACTCTTGGGCGAATATGCGCTCCGGCAAATCATGCCGCGCCGCCTCGATCTCGTCTGCTGGGATGTGCGGGTTATCGCTGGTGGGAAAACTGAACGACTTCCAGCTGCCGCCATCCTCCTGCCCGCGCTGGTGCAAGCGCCAGAACCAGTTACGACCTTTCGGCGTACTGATGAACAACGCGGTGCCGCTCCTATCGCTCAGGCTGGGCCGGATGCTCTCTGACCACGCGCGCTCACTCATAAATGCACACTCATCCATTACGCAATAATCTAGTCCTTCTCCGCGTAAGCTGTCGGGCTCATCTGCGGATCGCACCTGCACTGAGCCGCCGTTCGGCACAGTCACCAGTCGCTCCGTGTGTTTCACCTCTGCGCCCGGAATGGATGCGCCGATGCGCGATATAGGGCGCCAGCCCACTGCGCCCATCTTGTAGCTCGGTGCAACCCACCACGCGCGGCCACCATCGAACGCTGTCTCCATCGATTCGTATACACCCAGTCGTGTTTTTCCCCAGCGGCGGCCACCTGCCAGAACGCGAAAGCGGGCCGGATGCCCGTGTACCTTCTGTTGGCCTGCGTGCGGTTT